AAGTCTAACATATTCAACCCAATCCGTACGAACTCTAAGATTATGGATCGCTCTGGGTTAAAAACCCTGGCCAACTTCTTCGAGCCGAAGGACGGAAGTGGCGGGCACTTCGAACGTACGAATGCACGCATGGGTAAGTTCGTTATTCCCCTTACAAAGTTACTGAAGCAGCTTCCTGATAGCAGCAATAAGCTCGTAAACTACTGGCGTACTGGCCCGCAGCTAATGGCGGAAAGTGCAATGGGCGCAATGGGCATCAATCCGAAACGTCGGATGACACAGCCAGCCAGCCACATGCGTATTATATCTGCGCTTAGAGATGAGAACAAAGCATCGTCTCTGATCCCGCAAGAAGCAGAGGTTTACAATCACGTACGCGGTTACTTGGACGAAGCTACAGGTAGGCTAAAGGCATCAGGCGCTATCGTCGGAGAAATTAAACGGAACTACTTCCCGCAAGTCTGGCGCAAGGACTTGATTGAAGCCGACCCAGAAGAGTTCGTACGGCGCTTAAAGAAATACTTCCTTGCTGAACGGAATGGTGCGGGAGATGCGGCTGTGGCTGAGACTTCAGCACGACGCGTCGTACAGAGATTGCTTGATGAGGACGGTGTGTATTCCAACCCCGCCCAGAACTTTAAGCGTATGTCTAACAAGGCAGGCGACCAGTCTGATCACCTAGATTACAATCGCTTGATCAGGCTGGATGAGTTCCCAGAGTTTGCTGACTTCGATACTCCTGACAGCTTGGCTGTGTTCCTAGAAAACGATGTCCTTGTTGCCATGACAAAGTATAGTGACAACCTCGAACACCGCATCGACATAACTGAAGAGTTCGGCGTAGGTGCCCACGGGTATCACGACTACTTGTCAATCGTAGCGCAGCCTATGAATGCCGTTAAAGTCATCGGCGGCCTGCTGTCATCTAACAAGATCATAAACGCCAACTATGTACGCTCTGGCGGTACGGATCATGGGGTCAAGGAGAGTATCTTTGACAACAACTACTTCTATGCACCTATTAAAGAGAAGTTCGCAGCCGAGAGAAAGGCAGAAGAGCTGATCAAGATGGCGCAGGATGGGTCAAGCGCAGCAGAAATAGAAGCAAATATCATGGATGTCTTGGGTGAAAAGCTCTCTGACAATCCAGATGCTGTCATGCTACGCAACAACTTCCGCAAGAGGGCGAAGGCTGTTGCAAGTGCGCTATCTGACACTGAAGGATTGCAAAAGGTCACATCGAACCAGAACTTGCGCCACGCACAAGGGTTCATGAACTCTGCGATGCGGCGTCCTGTTGATGGGGTACATGGTACATTCTCTATGGTCAGTGCCTCGAAGTGGTTGCGTGGTGTAAATGCGGTAACGCTCCTGGGCTTCACCACACTTACCTCCCTGGGCGACTTGGTTCTTCCGTTGATACGCACAGGAGACATCGGTGCGTACACTAAGTCACTTCGTAAGTTTGCTACTGATCCAGAATATCGTGACATGATCCGCAACATCGGTGCGGCAACCGAGAACGCAGTGCATCAACGTCTAACAGTTGCGCATGGTGTAGACAGTACGCAGTTTATGACTGGGTTCTTTAATTCTACATTACTTACTCCTTGGACGGACATGATGAGAGATGTAGCGGGTGCCGTTTCGTACGAACACTTGAAGGCCCAGCACAGGATCTTAAAGACCCGTCCAACATCACGAGCTGGTCGCATTGCTCGCCGCATACTTCGCGAGGAGGGGTTAGCTGAGTTCGTAGACGATCAGTCACTTGATATGGACTTGATTATGGAAAGCCGTTTCTCAGGAAACGAACACCCATTGGCTGACAAGCTGTCGTCGTCAACAATAAAACTGACTAACCAGATGATATTCACGCCTAATCCTAACGACATACCCCTCTGGGCGCAGACACCTCTTGGTGCGATTGCGTTCCAGTTGAAGTCGTACCCACTCATGATGACCCGACTGGTCAATAATGTAGCGGGTGAGGCATTCCGTGGGGATACTGTTGCGGAGCGTGGCGCGAACTTTGCCAAGGCGTTCGTAGGCGCAAGTGATAATCGACTTGGGCCGTTGGCTGCTCTGCTGGTCGCTGGCCCTGCAATGGGTGGTGTGGCTGTCGGTGCGAAAGACATTGTTCAAGGACGTGGTGGCGAGGACAACAGAGAGTTCGAGCTGAGAGAACGCAAGTTGTCTGAGACAATAACAGGAGCCTTCGAAGATAACGAAGACATGGACATGCTTATGGGCTGGTACTTTGATGGCATGGTAGCTCTGGGCGGCATGGGTCTGATTGGAGAGCTAATGTACGACATCGGATCACAGACTGATAACGGTGCGTATGGAGCGCAGCGCACTCTGGAAACCATCGGTGGCCCGACAGTCGGGCTATTCAATGACGCCCAGACAGTTCTTCAAGGCGGTCGCTCTTGGCTTGATGGTACGGATGCTAATGGAATGCGGCGTGCGGCTACTCGCGAAGTGGTCGGACGAGTTCCAGTTCTCGGCGGCGTATCTTGGGCTAAGGAAGCCATAGTCGATGGCATCGCAGGAGAACGCGGAGCGGGTGGTAGAAAGAAAACTTCTGGATATGGTGGAGGATATGGAGGAGGGTACTAACCCTCCTTACTATCCATTTCGATGGCTTCCCATCCAGTACCGACGTAGCCAGCAATATCTACCCAGCTATCCATCTTTCGTGGAGATGTCGTCATACGCGACAACTTCACGATAATCATAATCATCGCCACATGCTCAACGCGTACTCGCTCGCCATCCTTCAGAATGGATCTCAGTATGACCGTAATCATCGAGGCTATGTCTGAGAAGTTGTCGTACGGCTCGCCGTACTCCTCGTTTCGGTCTGCGTTAATTAGGCGCTTGGCTTCATCTAGCGGTAGATCTCTGGGTTTAGATGCCACGAAGATACCCCATTTTCACCATATCAATTTCTAACTCTGTCGCCTTACACTTCAGCTCGACCATGCGCTCTTTCTCGTGGCGCAACTTTGTCTTTGCCCTGTGGATGTCGTCGATATTCGTTGGGTCTAAAGCCTCAAGACGTTCGTAGATACTTTCGATCTCGGCTTCTTTTCTAATGATGCCCGTTCGGGCGTCACTAAGTTCTTTGAATTTTTCCATGAAACTTATGCCTTCTGTGTAGGTCTGAACATTTCATACTTATCACAGGCATCAAGTGCTTCTCGTCCCGTTAGTTTACATGTCCATCCACCATTTTTATTGGCGAAACTGTGCTCGCAAAATTGGCAGGCGGGGCTAACGTCTGGGATATTCCAACAGCTTTCCCTCTTGAAGCACGACTTGCAACGCCAGTCTTCGGGTGCCGCTGAGACGCGCACCGCCTGCCCATCAAGTGCAGCCTGTATCTTTACGTACATTGTGTCCCATTCTTCTTGGTCGAATGAAACGATCTCCGCGTGATATTGAGAGTTGTTTTTGTTGTACGCAACGAACAGACTACGCTCGATCCTAAACATCGCCATCATCATTTGCATCTGGCGATAGTATCTTCTGTGAGACGACTTGACCCCTGTGGTCTGGAACTTCTTGAAGTTCGCATCATTCATGGATTTGATTTCAAGAATGGCTTGACCCGATCCATCTTCGAAGTCCACCAACCCATCAGAGTGACAGGATACGTGGCCATTGAGCCACTCCCTGCGGTGCTGACGGCCAGTCATGTCGTCTTTCTCGTACACCCTCAAGTCTGCACGTTTCTTCAGATCGAATACGACCCAATCCTCGATGCGGTGCCCTGCAAAGAAGATCCGTTTTAGTTGTGGGTCTGGAGCTACGTCAGGGAACCCGCGAAGAGACAGGGACATTTGTGCGATACAATCTGTCCCTGCCATGGAGGCACCGATGTAGCATCGGGCCTCTCCACGACTTTCGTTGGCGTAACCCTCGTCGATGTCCGCAACTAGCTTCTTTGCTATGGGGTGTACTGGGTGCATTAAAACGGGATCTCGTCGTCCAAAGGTTTCGATGCGGCTGCCTGATCCTTTTCAGCGGGTGGCGCGAAGTGGTAAGAAACCTTTGCTTGGTTCTTGCCGTTGTATTCTTCGTTCTTCACGTTGATGCCAACAGTCTTTCCTTTGAAGTACGCTGGCGCTGGCGCTTCTTTGCCATCGTGACCAAGCGTCAACAGAAGTTCTTTCAACTGCTTCCTTCCAACATCAGTCGCAGCAGGAGAGCCGCCGTGATACACGTATATCCACTGACGAATAGACCCGTCCGTGTTGTCGTACGAGAGAACAAGGCGGGCAGTATTTTTCGCATCGTCTTTTTCTACAGCCGCGTCTGTAATCTTCACAACGTGGCGACCCATACCCAGTATGCGGGTTGTTTTAACTTCGACACTGGATAAGTCCATGCCTTCTAAGCCCATGAAATCACTCATTAGGTTTTTCTCCTTGGTAGTTTTTATATTCAGCATCAGTCATATAGATGCGGCTAAGTAATTCGGTAACGTCGTCAACCTCTTCGAATGGTTTAAGGCGACGGTGCGGGTCACGAACTTTGCCGTGCCACCCATTTACGTTGTCGGTGATTAAGTATCTGCGAACAGATACCTTCCCGCCTTGCTCAGATGTCTTGCGTACAAGTGGGAACACATTGTCGTATAGGGCAGGGATCAATCGCTGCACCTTCTTCTGAACCATCATAGGCCAGTAGTTTGTCACGCCGTTGTCGTCGTTCTCTTCGTTGGCTAAGGCGGTGATCAATACGTGCATCGGTAGATCGCGAACCCATTTCAATGCGAACGTAATCTTTCTTTCGTACATGCCCCACTTCTCAAAGCCGTTGCCCGAACCAGACATCTCAGCCTCGACATCAGAGAAACATTTCTGACTAAGCTCAGTCGCACTGTC